ACAAGTTCCGTAAAGCTCAAGTCTCTGACCCTTTCTTTGCCATTAAAACTGCTTTCTTTCAGAAAGGTAAGTTTGGCAAACAGGTTCAGTTATTTGAGGGTGAATTGAAGAGAGGAGAAGATATCTATATTGAGTTCATTGAAGTCAATAGAGATGGATCTGGAAAAGAGATTGGTGTTGAACCAGCTTTTGAAGATAGACCTCTTTTCAAGTACAAACACAATCCTTATTTTGCAGAAGAGTATGACGTAAAAGAAGGTACAAATTCTAATGGTGAAAATTATTTTGCCTATACTATTCCATTATCTGAGTTAATGGTTGTTATGCCCGATGGTTCTGAAATTACTCAAAATCTTTATGAAAAGAGAAAAGCTGAAGCTCCCAAAGAGCAACAGACTCTTTCTGTATTTCCAGATTTTGAAGATGAGTTCATCCCAAAGCTTAAAGATGTAAGTTTAGATGAAGAAGAGTCAGCTTCTGACATTCTATTAAGAATTGCAACAGAATTTCAAAAACTAGCAACTAAAATAAAATGAGTATAGTACTTCCAACTTCAAAAGTAAAGGCTGAGAGAGTTAATCCAAAGAGATTAATTATCTATTCAAAGCCTAAGACAGGTAAAACTACAGCATTTGCTGGTCTAGATAATAATTTGATTCTGGATTTAGAAAATGGTGCTGATTATGTAGAAGCTCTTAAAGTAAAGATTACAAGCTTGCAAGAGTTACTTGATGCTGGTAAAGCTATTAAAGCTGCAGGAAATCCATATAAGTATCTTACTATAGATACTGTAACAGCATTAGAGGATATGGTAATGCCTTTAGCTATCAAGCTTTACAAACAAACTAGCATGGGTAAGAACTATGATGGTGACAATGTATTGTCTCTAGCAAATGGTGCAGGTTATCTATATTTAAGACAAGCTTTCTTTCAAGTTTTAGATTTTATTGATACATTAGCCCCCCATATTATTTTATCTGGTCACATTAAGGACAAACAGGTAGATGATAAGGGAGAGATGGTTCTTGCTGCAAATATTGATTTGACTGGTAAGATTAAATCTCTAATCTGTGCTAATGCAGACGCAATTGGTTATATGTACAGAAAGGGTAACAAAACTATTTTGTCATTCAAGACAAATGAAGAGGTTACTTGTGGTGCAAGACCAGAACATCTAAGAAATGAAGAGATAGTAGTTACAGAGATGAATGAAAAAGGTGAACTTGAGTTTCACTGGGACAAAGTATTTATTTAACAATTAAAAACAAAGAAAAATGGCATTAAGCACAACTGATTTGGGCACAGCAAGCTCAGGACTACCAAAAACAATTACTCCAGGTAATCATGTATTAAAGATTAACAGCATTGAGCTTGAAGATTTCAAGTTTATTGATGGTGCATATCACTTAATGATGCATGTAGAGACTCAACCTATTGAAGGTTTTGAAGGTTTTATGATTGACAAAGATGATGAAAGTAAAGGCCGTTATGCAGGTCAGATTGGTAGAGTAAAAGCAAGCCAATATGCATTTGCTGATGGTGAAACTAAATCTGGTGTTAAGATTCAGAGAGATAGATCTATTTTGATCTTCTTGAGAACTCTTGCTCATACAATGGGATTGGATTCTTGGTTCCTTGAGCAAGATGGTCAGCATGAGACTATTGAAGACTTTGTTAAAGCATTCAATAAGACTGCGGACTTTAGAGGTAAATTCCTTGAGTTCTGTGTTGCTGGTAAAGAGTATGAAGGTAAATCAGGATATACTAACTATGACATGTGGTTGCCAAAAGCAGAAGGAAAGAAGTATGCATTTGGAGCTATTGAAGCTGGTGCAGTAATTCCTTTTGATGAAACTAAACATCTCAAAAAATTAGAAGTTAAAGAAGTTAAGTCTTTTGGAGATGATGATGATGTGTTTTTAAAACCAAAAACATCTTCTGACTTTAGTTTAGACTAACTACTACCTAGATAATAGGGGGGAGTTAGTATAAATTAATGTTTAACAGAGATTTCAAACTAAATCAGGAGCCTCCCCCCTTTATTTTTATTGGTTATGATTTCAACAAAGAACTTAGTATCTGATTTACAGGATGTACCTAGAGAATGGGTATTTGAATATTATCTAAACTTAAAAGAAAAACTTATTGGTCAGGATATAAAAATGCTATCTGCATTTAATGTAAAGGATAAAGTTCCTAGCATGTTTATCTATCGCAATGGGGATTACTATAAGTTTAAAGATTTCTCTTCTGGCTTTCAAGGTGATCAAATTGAACTTGTCAAATGTTTATTTAACTATGATACAAGGGCAAAAGCAGTTAATAAAATACTAAATGATTACCAGGAATATCTTAAATATAATGCACCTGCAGAAAGAGGTCCAATACAATTTCATGATAAGTTCAAGGTAACAGATTTCCAAATGAGGCACTGGAATTCCCAAGACTCTAAGTTTTGGATGAGTTTTAGGATTTCTTCAGTTATACTGGAAAAATACAATGTTGTCCCATTGGAATTCTTTACTATGGAAAAGACTGAAGTTGATGGTAGTCTTAGATCTTATAAGTTTTCTAGACCTTATGTCTATGGTTATTTTAGACAAGATGGTGAACTGTATAAGATTTATATGCCTAAAATCCCAGAAAAGAAGTTCATTAAGATCCAGAACTATACACAGGGTATGGATCAACTGCAATATGATTCCAAGTATTTACTAATTGTTTCTTCACTTAAAGATCTTATGTCTTTCAAGAAGCTTGGTATTGGTAATATAGAATGTATTGCTCCGGACAGTGAAAATACAATGATTGGAGAATCTATTATAAATAAACTTAGAGAAAAGTATGCTAAGATTATTGTACTGTTTGATAATGATGAGCCTGGCATAAAAGCAGCTCAGAGATATCAGGATAAGTATAATATTCCACATGTAGTACTTGACATGTCTAAGGATTTATCAGACTCTGTCAGAGATCATGGTATTGAACCTGTGAGAGATAAATTATTATCTTTACTAAAACAAACGGTATGAGTTGGTTATACAAAGGTGAAGTATTTAATGACAGCAAAATTCCAGATGGTGCTGTAGGTTTCATTTATGAAATGGAAGCAATCATTGATGGTAAAGCAGTCCGTTATATTGGTAAAAAGAACTTTCATTCTACAGTTAAGAAGAAACTTGGAAAGAAAGCTATTGAAGCAATGACAGACAAAAGAGCATCTAAATACACTTTTGTTAGCAAAACTAACTATCAAAACTATTACAGCAGTAATAAAGTGCTACAGGATGCACATAAAGCAGGAATTCCTATAAAGAGATTTATGGTCAGGATATGTTTCTCAAAGACAGAGTTAACATATCATGAGACTAAATTTCAATTTGTAAGAGAAGTGCTTGAAAAAGAAGAATATCTGAATGCCAATATTCTTGGCAGGTTTTACAAAACAAAATAGTATGAATGAAATAAATATGATGGGTACCCTTGTCAAATTAGCTGACTTGGGAGTAACTGGTATTAAGGTACAATATGAAGGATCAGGTGATTCTGGTTGCATTGAAAATACAGTCTATACTACAGAAAAAATGGATAAAGATGAAGAAGCAGCATTTGATGATATAAATGATATAGAAGTATGGTATCAGGATGCAAAACATCTTAGAGAATTAGATTCAGGTCTTGCTTCTGATATAGAAAACTTTGTTGAAGACAAATTACTCCAAGATATTGAAGATTGGTGGAATAATGATGGTGGTTATGGTTCAGTATGTATTTTAATTCCTTCAGGTAAATACAAAATCTATAATGATATTAGAATCACTCAGGTTGAGAGTTATTTTCATGAAGGTTCTTTAATCCAAAAAACACTCTAATGGCACATCCAGAACAGCATGCTGTATCATCAGCAAGAAAGTTTGGAGGTATTCCAGAAGACTATGTAGAAATTCATGAATGGTTTGATGCTACTAAAGCATGGGTAGGTCATTCTAAACACAGAATGTTCCGTCACCACA